AGTTTTTCTCTGTTTATGTCTCTGAATTTAAATTTATTATAGAAGCTGTGCCACTTTATGTGTGAAGCATTGTTTTTGAAGATTATTGAAAGCTCATAGTAAGATGTGAGTGGAAGGTAATTGGGTAACTTTGTTGATTTTAATGTGGGGACACCACTGCTTTGCCCTATGTAATTGTTTAATATTCTTTTCTCTTCTCATAAAATTATAAAATTATAAAAATTATAAATATAAAAGTTTCGTATAAAAAATCTTGAATTTAGCCAACAATGAACACAACTGTTACTACTTTCAATTATATTAAAGGTAACCTGAAAGGTTCCAGCGGCATGGTGGTCGTTGGTTCTGAGCAAGGGCCTTCTATTTGCGGTACAAAGCGTCGTGTAGACACCACACGACTTAATGGCGAAGGAGCCACTTTAAATGTAGATTATAAAGCTATTATCAAAGGAGAATTTAATGTTTGGCATTGTGTCCATCGTGAATTTTATCTTGTTGTTCGTGTTAAAAAGAACAAGAAGTTGATCAAACGAAATCAAAAAACTAAATTTCTTAGAAGACATGTTGAAGAAGATTTTTATTATCATCCTACTGGTTTTAATCATCTTTCTTATGGTGATGATCATGTTCTTCATGAATTTGATATAGAAACATGGTTCGTTGATTTCGATACTAATTCTTTATATAGGTCTAAAAACATATTGCCTAAATATGTTAATTTGTGTACTTCAAATTTTTCACCCGGACTTGATAATTCACTTATATTTTTGTTGGAACATGGATACCTTGAATTTTTCCAAAATACTGGAACATTAAAACGTGAAGTTGTCGGTTCATATCTTAATTTTGTTATGAATGGGCGACTTCCTTATGCCCGTGTTAACCAAATTTTGTATTCTAAAACTATTGAATACAAAGTTGATAATACAGTCATTCTCAGGAATTCTCTTAGAAATATTTCTAGCATTTATGATTCGAGTAGTTGTCTTAAACGATTGTCTAATTGTCTTCATAAACCTTTGAATAAGCAACATTTTACTAGTCTTAGAAATCAGTATAAGAAATTTCGAACTATAGAAATGGATGCTCAAAGTTTTGATGTTATCAAGATTTTGCTTAAAACTTTTGTTGATGGGATTTCACCCATGTTTGAATGGTTGTACTCCAATTTTTCAAGTGCTGGAAAATGGGTTTATGATAAAATTGAATCGTGTTGGGAGTCTGTTTGTTTACAATTTGTTTCCATGATGCCGGTCATGGCTCAGCTTGCTAGTAAAGCTGCGTCAACTATAAAACAATTGTTTGATTTTGTTAACAATCATCCTTGGTTTGTTAAAATTGTCTTGTGTGTTGCTTGTATAACTATAGTTGGAGTAAGTTCTTACGTTTGCTACAAATCCCTTTGGATGTGTTCTAAACTCATTTCAACTCTTACAGGGGTTAATTTTTATGCTCCACAAGTTGATGAAGAATTTGTAGCTCAAAGTTTTTTAGGCTCTCTTACTGGTGTTTCTTGGATAATTTCAACTATAACTGGTTCTACGAATAAAGACAGTGTTGGAATCCTCAGGGGGTTGAGTTCTTATAATTCGTCAAAATCATTGTTTCAAGATCTTTCTGATTTTGTTCCTGATATTTTGGATTCTATTTGGTTTTTTACAACTGGAAGTGATCTTTCTTTAAAAGGAATGGCTAAACGCGAATTTTCTGTTCTTGAAAAAGAATTCGACGAGAAGCTTGAAGGTAAAGTGTTCGAGAATGAAGCAAAAATGAAGGAAGAATTTTGTGTGTGGTTTTGCTCTTGGAAGCACAGGTTTAATGTTTCTTATAAAAAATATTCTACAACTGCTACTAATGTCATTATGCTTTCAGCTGCAAAGAAGAAAAAGGAATTTTATGATGATTTGTTGAGAACAGTTAATAGGGTTCGACCAATTTCTCGCACTCGTCTTGAACCTATAACTATTCTTCTTATGTCTTCTCAGGCTGGAGTTGGGAAAACTGTGTTAGCCGAACTTTTTGTTATGGCATTGTTTGAGATTGCTTGTGATCTCGAACCTGACAAATACAAAAGGCCTTTTTCAAAATCTTGCATATTTCAAAAACCATTTTCTAGTGATTATTGGGATGGTTATATAACTGGTGAAACATTCGCTGTCCTTATTGATGAATTTATGAATACTCGAAATATTGATGATCGGTGTAAAATGGCTCGTGATTTTATCAGTGTTGCAGATAAGATAAGTTATTGTGTTGATATGTCTGCTGTGGAAGACAAAGGTGAAACCTATGTTAACCACAGAATCAATGTTGTTACTACTCCTTTAAGTGCTTCAGAATTTTGTTATCAAAACGGATTGGCACAACAAGGTGCGTTGGAGAGGAGAATAGATCTGATAATTGAACCTATCCCAATACCTGGGGGTATGATTGATGACAAAGATTTTAACCCTGATTTGTGTTGGAAACTTAAAGTACATTCTCTTTTGAATGGACTCCCAACTAAAAGGTATGGACCAAATAAATTGCCTATGCTTCCTGATGGTGATTATCGTTTTAGTTCTCTTATCAAATCAGTTGTTCCTCAAATGAAAAAAGTTTTGCAATTAAATGATTATTCTGTGTGTTTGGAAAAAATACGTTATACAAAATGTTTTGAATCTCAGGTTAAATGGTCTTATTATCATCCTCGGAATTGGCCTTATTATTTTAGTAGTAATACTGGAATTGAGAGTTTTTTCACAAACACTTTTGCTAAATGTATGGCTTCTATAGGATCTCCTAAATTCTGTTATGATAGTTGTGCTCATGCTAATAGTTCTTGCGTTTCACCTTACACTCTTTATATTATGCTTAATTACGATATTGAAAATGAAAAACTTTTTGGTAAAGATTGTCAATTTTATGGACAAACCTATATTGACAGAGTAGAGATTAAGAGTCATATAGCAAGTTTTGTGAAACCTAAAACATTTCTTCAAGCTGGTTTGCTTTTAAAATACCTTGATTCGGATTTATACTTTGTGTTCATTGAATTTCTTACGAAGTTCAAAGCTAGATTCACTCAAGAAACTACTCTCGTACATGCTTGCATGTTGTGGTGGTACCATTGTTCTTCAAATTATCCTTGTTCTGATAGGACTGTTTCCATACTCTATGGTGATGTGTTCATAACTTTTGCTGAATGGTCTATGATTTTCATTGTGGAGAGAGGTGGTGTTCCTTCAATTTATTACCTTCTGGATAACATTGATATTGTCGCTCAAAGTGTCATATTTGATGAGATTGTTAATTCTTCTATATGCAATGAAAATTTGTGTCGTAGATTGTTACATGAAAAACTCAAAGAACTTGATTCAATAATTAACGAATTTATTAATCCTATGTTTGAATATTTGAGCGATGAATATTCTGATATTTATTTGTTTGGATTCCTCAATGTTCTTGAGAATTACACATATTGGGACAATCAAGGTTTTGATTGGAGATCTCAGTATTTTTCAAATATTAATGAGACTTGTGAGTTTGAACGATCACTTGATTCTTACTCATCTGAAGTACATTATATTAATACTTTACGTGGTGATGGGGGTGATCAAGTTTATCGTGATTATTTGTCTTCTATTGATTTTTCATCTTTCAGTCCCGTACTTATGACTGTTGGTGTTATTGGTGTTTTGGGATGTGTAGGTGCTGCTGCGTGGACTATATGGGATAGCTTTAGAGAGAAGAAAGATGATAAGCCCACTCTTGTTTCTGCTGGAATGAAAGCTAAAGGATATGGCGGAAATATTTCCTTTGAAAATAAAGACTCTCATGGTTTTGTTAATTATGATGGAAAATGGGACCCTCAGCACATTCTCAACATTCGAAATTCTATTTCAAATAATCCTGAAGAATTTTTAAGAAGTTTTGTAAATACCAAATTCCCAATAGACTCTAGTGATCCTGTCATTGACATTTCTTTTTATCATAATTCTTCTTTGTTAGGAAAAGTTGTTTTGAGTTCTGTTGTATATTTTGATCCTAAAGGAATACCAATTCAAAAAATTTATTCACGAGACCAATTGAACAAATTTGATTCACATGTTGGTGGCTCTTTTTCCCAAAATTTCAAAAATGATCGTGAAAATTTGTTGTCGTCTCCTGAGAAAAATATGACTTCTTTTCAGGAGCATCGTCTGTCTTCTCCTGAAAACAATATGACCAAATTCCAGGAACATCGTTTGTTTGGTGATCCTGGAGTGGCTATAATGAATGCTCAAAATGGTTCTGAACAAAAAACAATTCGTGCACGAAAAGTCCAAGACAACATTTTTATGTGTACGCTTTGGTGTGGTGATAAAACATCTTGCACTTATGCTTTTTGTGTTGGTTTTCGTACTTTTGTTGTTACTTCACATGCTGTTACTTATCTCAAAACTGTGGACAAATTTGAATTGCATTTTAGTGATTCTGGAAAATCACAGATAATATTGCCACATCATATGACTTTTAAACAATTGGAGAATAGAGATTTGATGAGAATTGATGTTTCAGAGAAAGCTATTATGGCTAATAAATCACTGATAGATCGACTCCCTAGTCGTGGATCAGTTTCTAATTTTCATTATGTTATCAGGTTGTCTCGAGAAGTCACTGGAGATGGAAAAGTTTTTTATGACAGTCATGTCTTTGACAATGGTACTTCTTACAAATGGGGAAAAGCTGACAATGTCCTCATTGACATTGAAGGGAAACGTAGTGTCACTCATTTTAATGAGTGGTACATAGTTAAAGGTGGAGCTGGAGTTAAAGGTGATTGTGGACATATTTATGTTAGTTACGATAGAGAGGAAAAATCCCGAGATATATTGGGAATGCATGTTGCATCTCAGGACACTTCGGGCATTTTTTGCCCATTGTATCGTGAAGATTTTATGGATCTTAAAGGACAAGTTATTTCTCTTACAGAGAGTACTGAGGTTCTTGATGCACAGCTCGACATTTTTCCTGGAGTTCGGATTTCAGGTCTCGGAATCAAACCTCCGGTCATTGTTGGTACGAAAACTTCTTTTGTGAAAAGTGTTATTTATAATGATTTAAACAAAATTCTTCCCACAATAAGTGAATTTGATGAGATTCCAGTTGCACCTGCAATGTTACACAAATTTGAAAATGATGGGGTCATTATCGACCCTCAAAAATTGTCTTTCTTGAAACTTCATGAAAAGAGTCAAAGTAAGTCTGTTTCTGATAGGATTTCTCGCATGTCTGATGATCCACGTATATGGGGAGATTTTATGAAAAACATAGGTATTCTTAAATTTAGAGAATGGGAAACTGTTCTTTTTACTTTTGACTTGCCTGGATTTGATCCTTCAAAATCTCCTACGTATGATTTTGGGAAGTATCATCTTAAAAGAAGTGATCTATGGGGAAGTGCTAATTCTCCTAATCCTTCTTGGATCTTACATGGCACCCCTATGAGTGATGGGAATAGATGGATAAATCCTCTTATAGTTGAAGTGTGCAGTGAAGTTCGAAATAATGTGTTCTCTGGAACAATTTATATCAATGAAGTTAGCGCTGCTTGGAAGGATGAATTAAGAGATTTAGAAAGGGTTCGTAAAGGAAAAACAAGGTTGTTTTGTGTATCTTCTCTCGTTATAGCTATCGTTGTCAAAAGTTTTCTTGGTGATTTAATCGCTCAAAAAGGTTATCGATATGAAATTCCGTCAAAGGTTGGAACTAATGCTTATAGTCAAGATTGGAAATTTATGTTTTCTGTTTTAAATAGGCATCCAAATTTGATGGGAGGAGATTTTGGAGGTTGGGATTATTCTATTTTGGCTTTGTTTTGTTATATGTTTTATAAATGGTTGATGACATTACCTTTTGAGTGTTCTTCAGAGCACAAGGAAAATGTTTGTCGTTTTATTTCTCAATCTTGTGTTGGCTTCTTTCTTTTATACAGTAAATTTGTTTTGCGTAGAGACAAAGGAGTTAGTTCTGGAAATTGGCTTACAAGTTTTTTCAATACTTTTTGTAATTTTTGTCTTCATAAGATTTTCTTTTACCATCAAATGCCTTCTGATAAGTTTTATTCATGGAAGGATGTTGTTGATCTCGTTCTGTATGGAGATGATAATGGGTGTTGTGTAAGTAATTCAATTAAGAGTTGGTTTAACATGATTGAAATGGAAAAATTTTGTCGTGAACAATTTAATATGAATTACACCACTCCAGACAAGAATGAAGTATCAGGTCCGTTTTTGGACTGGACTACTTTTCAATTTTTATCTCGCAAATTTACTTTACATCCTGAGGATCATAATATAGTTCTTTCACCTCTTAGTATGGATTCCATTGTTGGCATGCTTGCTTATGTTAGAAAACCACCTCAAGAGTCAGAGGTTACATTAATTTCACAATTGGCTCAAAACATTCACACTGCTGAAACAGAATTATATATGCATGGTGAAGAAAAATTTAATAGGTGGCATAGATGGTTTATAACCCTCAATGCTGTTTACAAGCTAAATGCAAGTCTGCGTGACTATCATTATATAGATGATCAGTTTCGTAGACAGTACCACTTTTAGTGGTACTTTAAAACTCGCCTAACCCAGGCGTACATTTGT